GGCATAAAAAAACCCCGCAGTGCGGGGTGTGGGTGGGTGAAACGGACGAACGTCTTCAGCGCGGCACGAGCCAGTCCACGTCAAACGAGTAGCGGTACAGCTTGGTTTCGGGGTCTTTCACCTGGTCGCCCCAGCGGGTCACGTAGGCCTGTCCCTCGATCGCGTCGCGGATCGCCCGCGCCGCCGGCAGCAGCGACACCGGGTCGTCGCTGTAGACGTCTATCTGCAGCGAGTACCCGTCCACGTCAGGGCGGTCGCCCAGGTACTGGGCCGGTTCTCCGCCGATGGTCTGCCAGACGACGTAGGGCCGCGCCGGCGGCTTCTCTACCAGTCCGAACGGATAGACCCGTGTCGGGTTGCTGCCGAACAGAGCCAGCACCGCGGCGTTGGCGATGCAGGCCTGGAAAATTGGGGCGATCATTTCTTTGCCGCCTTTGACTGCTTGGCAAGTGCGCGGTCGAGCGCGCGGTTGAACTCGAGCGCGAAGGTATCTACCGCCTTCTGTCCGGCCTGCTCGGCCACCGGCCGCAGGAATGGGCGGGCGGCCACCTTGGCCGTGCCCAGCTCCACGTGGCGCCAGTACCAGGTGTCGCCGCCGGGATTGCTGGAGCTGCCCTCCGTTGCATAGGTCTGGCCAGTGCGACGCTTGCGGCGGTTCTCACGGGTGTTGCCGTACTGCCTGGCACCGCCGAGCACACCCAGCCGGAAGGCCAGCTGCCCGTCGCGCTTGAACGCTCGGCCGTCCCAGCGCAGATCGATGTTCTTCCAGATCTCCTCGGCCGTCTCATGGTCGTCCAGGCGGCGGGCGTTGCTCTGCGCCTGAGCACGCAGGACGGCGGTCGCCTTCCGCAGCGCGGCGCGACCGCCCTTGGCATTGGCCTCGTTCTTCAGCTGGGCCATCTTCGCCTTCACGCCGTCCAAGCCACTGACGTCGAACCGGATGTTGTCAGCCATCGTTGACGCCTTCGCTGCATGGCAGCGTCATGTATTCCAGCCCGCTGACCGGGTCGGCCAGCACGCCGTGGACGTTGTAGACCTGCCCCCTGTGGATGATTCGGCTCTTGTCGGTGACGCCAGCACGGTGCCGGATGGTGATGCGCGCGGTCACCTCGCTGTCGATGGCCTGGGCGGCCACGAACTCGCGGACGGATGCCGGCACGACTTCGGCGAACACCGTGGCCAGATCGGCCCACGTCGTGATGGGTGCGCCCGATCTGGGATCCTGGCTCTCCACGGGGTTCTGTATCAGCACCCGGTGGCGGAGGCGGCCGGCGGCGATCACCGCGGCTTCCCGCTCATGTAGGTGCCCGCCTCCGGATCAGCCTCCACGTCCTCGCTCTGGCAGACGTAGTCCATCAGCCGGTTGGTCGCCTCCGCGTTCTCCGCCAAGGCCTGGGCGAGAGCCATCATCGCCTCGGCCTGCGACAGTTGGGCTGCTGCCGATGCCTTCAGTGCTTCCGAAAGCTCGTTTTGCTCGTTCATTGGCAATCCCCATCCACTTCTCTATCCACGCCCGGCGGCGCATACACCCTTGGCACGGCATCAGGCGACCGTAGTCCTGCGAAGGGGAGCAAGTTGTGCTGTGGCTGCCTTCGACAGGACGTACCCGTGCCCAGCGTCCGCCGGAACCACGTTTTCGCCCTCGCCTTCCCGATAGCGGTACTGCGAAGCCAGCTCCAGCAGCGTGGCCGCAATCACGGCCGGCTGCAGGATGGGCAGGTCATCGCCGTCCAAAACAGGGAGCGGGACGCCGGAACCGTCCCTGACAACCTCTCCGCTGCTATCTCGCTGCAACACGTACAGACGCCACTCCTGCTTCAGCCATGCCGCAACGGAGGACGACACGGCCGGGATCCATAAGGCAAGCCAGCGCTCGTCTGCATCGCTGTCGAGGCGCAGCTGCTCGCGCGCGTCAGCTTCGGTGACGAACTTAAACATTGCCGGCCCCCAGCTTCACCGGCCCGGCCGGCACCTTGACGCTCTTCCCGTCCTTACCGTCCCGGCCTTTACGAGCCGCGAGGATCCAGTCCTCCGAGTTCTCCAGGCACGGCCTCGAGGCGTTGTCACGCTTGGCAATCCACAGCGCTCCATCGTGGGTGATCGACTGGCCCGCCTTCATTCCCATGCCATCGCGATGGAAGCCCCGGTGCACCATGTATGGAAGCACCAGCTCAGCGCGGCGATCACCGGCGCCCAAGGTGATCACAAAACCGCGCTCTGCGTCATATACGCCAGCCGCCGATTCGAAGCTGAGGCCGTCCCGGCCATCCTCGCCCACGACTTTGCCCAGCCTGACTGCTTCGCCTCTGGTGGTGGTGATCACCAGTTCCCCGCCGCGATCGATCATTGCCCCCGCTATACCCACACCATCAGCGCCCGCCTGTGGCGGGTTTGCAGCGAGATGCTTGGCGACCTGAGCTGCCAGCTGCTCGTCGGTCACTTGCGGCGCGTCCTGGCCGTCCTTCGGCACAGGCAGTGCAGCGACAGCGGCCTTGACCGCCGTATCGATTGCCGCCGGGTCCGCATCGCGTCCGTGCTGCACCGGGTTGGCTTCGAAGTGCTTCGAAACTGCCTCGGTCGTGGCCACATCCAGCAAGGTGATCAACCGCGGCGAGCCCAGAAGCTTGTCGACCACCAGGTCAGCCAGGCTTTCCACGTCCACCGGATCCGCGTCCTTGCCGTCTTCACCCTTCTGCAGAGGCCGCGCCTTCAGCTCTTCCAGCTCCAGCCGCAGCGCGGCTGTGGCCTCTCGGATCAGCGCGCCGATGTGCTTGCCGAACTCCTTGGGGTCAGTCATTGCGGAACACCTCGGCTCGTGCGGCCTCGAGGGCCCTCAACATGAAGATCTCCTGGGCCAGCGCGCGGCGTTCCTCGCTGTCGTCAGGCGGCGGATCGACCACCTCCGGATCCGGATCCGGGTCTTCCGCCGCGGTGGGCGGCAGCTTGTTGTTCCGGATTTCGGAGATGGGGAAGTCCTGCTGCTGCTTGTAGATCGTGTCGCCGCCCTCGATTGGTGGCAGGCCGAACACCTTGCGCCCCTCGTTGGTGGTCTTGATATCGCCGTCGACCAGCGTGCTTTCCACCTGCGCCTGCTTGCCAACATCCATGCGCAGGAGCGGTTCCAGGTCCAGCTCGATGCCGCGCGGGCGGCTGATGCCCAGACCCTCGTCCAGCAGGTTTTCCATCGCTTCGATGTGGGCCTGCAGAGCATCGGAGTAGTACATCTGGTTCACTTCGTCCGGCTTCGTGCCGGCGGGAACGCTGCCGATGCCCACCTTGAAGGGAGGAATGCCGAACGGCTGGCACACCTGCTCGTCCGAATACCGCATCTGCTCAACCAGCTGCGAGTCGGCAGCCTTGAAGGCAAAGGAGGTGAACTTCATGTCGGCGCCTACCACCGCGACGTTGCCGGCATTGGATCCCTTGAACTCGGTGTTCCAGTACTCCTTCACCAGCTGCGCGTCCTCATCGGACATACCCGCCGGCGCGGTCAGGATGCCGCCAGGGTTGGCGCCGTTGGAGAAGAACGTGGTCGAGTCCTTCAGAATCTTGAGGTTCTTGACCGCCGCCCAGTTCGCCGCGCACAGCGGCGGCACGCCGATCAGCTGGTGGTGGAAGCAGTTCATGCGGTCGTGGATGATCTCGCTGGCCGGGATGATCAGCTGGTCGCCTGGATACTTCTCCGGCAGCAGGTTGTTCCCGCTGCCATAGTTGACCTGGTAGAACACATCGCCGCTGTCGGACACCATCGGCTGCACCCGGTTGGGGTCCAGCACCCACAGCCTCGTGACCACGTTCCGCTCGTCGCGGCCCTTCAGGACGTAGGTGTTGCCCTGTGCAAGCTTCGACAGGATCCAGGCTTCACGGAACTGCTGGGCCGTCTGGTACGCGTTGGGCTTGCGCAGCACCGGCCAGTAGGCGGTGTTGGTGGTGTCGACCCGCCAGATGCCGTCAGCACCTTCGATCTTCAGGACAAACGGCAGCTTTCCAATGTCGCTGTTGATCCGATTCATGCAGGCGTACAGCGTCGGGTAGGTCATTACCGACTCGTGCCGCTCTTCCATGTTCCGCTGCCAGGCGCCGCTGAACGGCTCGCGCACCAGCGGCTGCCAGCCATCTCGCCCCGGACCAGCAGCTACCGGAGACAGCGATTTCAGGTAGTCGGTGCCGTACTTGCGCACGCCGGCCTCGGTGGCCAGCTCACGGGGCGAGAAACCAGTCATTCGGATGCGTCCTTGTCAGGCGCGGGCTTGCTCGCTGCGGTCTTCGTTACTTCTTTCTTGGCAGCTTTCTTCGATGCCGGCTTGCCTGCGGCCTGCGCTGCTGCCTTGGCCGCTGCAGCTGCATCACGCTTCGCCTGGGCTGCAGCGCGCTTCGCTTCGAGCGCCTGACTGTCCGGCTGTGCCGGCGGCGCGGCTGGAGCCTGCGCCTGCATGTCGCGGCGCTGATAGCCACCATGGCGCTCCAGCAGCGGGGCCAAGCGCGCATCGACACTCACCACGTGATTGCGCCTGATCATTGGGATCTTCGACATTTCGATGCTCCTGGGAAAGGAGACGGGGGCCGAAGCCCCCGTCAGTACCACCCTGCGTTACGCGCCGCCGCCAGCGTCCGGAGCGACCGTATTGGTCCAGGAGACACCGGTGAGGTAGGCAACGGCCTGCGGCCGGCGCTTCTTCCAGTTGACGAAGCGTTCGGCTCGGATCGCGAGCTGGTTCGTCTGGAACATGCTCTGGATCTGCGCCATCGTGGGCGTGGCGGTCGCATCGTCGTCCATGATGATGGTGGCCTCACGGCTGACATCGATGGTGACAACGCCGTCGTCGGCCAGGTAAATCTCACTGGCGAAGGCCAGGATGAACATGCCGGACGGAACGTAGTTGGAAACAACCAGCGGAACGCCATCGATGTCGCCGCCCGTCATCGAGACATTCGGGAACTCCCGCGCCATCAGCGGGTTGCGCAGGCCGGACAGCTGCCGGGCGGTCGCACTGTCGGTGATGTATACCGCACTGGACACAGGCAGGTTGGTATCGTCGGCCGTGGCCCAGAGCGCCTGGATGTCGGCGTAGACGTCACCGGTCGCGACGATCGGCGTCACTCCGTTGGTGATCGAGGCGGGCGACAGGCCTGCACCGGTGGCCGCTGCCTTGGCGGGGTCCACGAAGTCTTCGTCCATGCGCTCGATCACCGCATCCGACAGATCGTCGCGCACCAGAATCTGGATCGACGGGTCGGCGAAGCGCGCCAGTTCTTCGGTGATCACCGAGATACCCGCGATCTTGGCCCACTTCAGCTCGGCCGCGTCATAGCCCGACTTGGTGACCGGCTTGCGGAAGCCCTCGCCGACCCACTGCGCACGCCCCTTTGCGCTCTTGCCCGGGATGCGGACATTGAACGGAACGCGGCGCAGGCCGGGCACATTGCCCTGGCCGAGCTGGCCAATGATCGTGCGCGGGCGCAGGAAGTCAACGAACTCGCTCGACAGGTTCTGGTACTGCACCAGACTGCCGGCCCACGACGGATCGGTGGTGTTGCCTGCGGCGACCGCCGCTTTCATGATCTCGTTCAGCCGCACGTCGTCGCGGAACACGTTGTCCGAGAAGGCCTTGGCACTCGAAACGTCACCCTTGCCCGCGTACATCGCCATTGCGAAACGGGCGAAGCCGATGCCCTGCTCTTCGTTTTTGCGGCTGTGGATCAGGGCCGGGCCCTTGCCGGCGGCACGCTTCGGATCGGAGGCCGAACCCTGCTCCTGGACGATCTGCGCGGCCGGAACGGCCGACTTCGCCTGAACGGCCTGCAGGCGACTCAGGCGATCGATGTCACCGTCCAGCGCCTTGATCTGGACATCCAGCTCGTCGAACTCTTCCTGTTCAGCGGTGTTGAACGAACGGCCTTCGTCCATCGACTTCTGGGCGATCTCGCCCAGCTTTTTCTGGTGCGCTTCACGGGTCGCGCGGAGCGCTTCCAGCTGTTCTGCAATGGTTTTCATTGGGATTTTCCTTGATGGCGCAGCCGTTCGGCCCGGGTTCCACGCCGGGCAGTGCCTGCAGTATTGGGAGGCGGGTTCCACCCCGCGGGGCCGTCTGGCCCGGTGCTTCAGTGCAGCAGCTTCACCGCGGCGCCGGCCGGTCGCTCGACCCGGACCGCCTGGCGCTGGATGAGGGGCACGCCGTAGTTCACCGAGCGGCGTCCGCCGGCGGTGTCCATGGCCTTGATGGTCTGGATGGTCGCCGCGGCGTTGGCCGGGATGGTGACCAGGGAGAGCTCGTAGATCTCGGTTTCGGTGAACCGGATGCCGCCACCGTCCATGTAGCTGTACTCCAGCGCGCGGAAGCCGATCGAGACCCCGCGCACCAGCTTTTCCCTCACCGACTGCCAGGCGAGGTCGCACAGGTCCTTCAGCGCGCCGGGAGTGGTGATGTTGGCGACACTGGCCTCGAAGGGGATGCCCTTGGCTGTCGGCTTGCCGAACTTGACGATTCCGACCGGGCTATCGTGGCGGTGCTGCCACAGCAGCGGCAGCTCGGAGGCAAACTTTGCCCCCAGCGGCTCGACGATATCGCCGTAACGATCCGCCTCCGGCGTGGTCGCCCAGCCGGTGATGATTCGCTGGTCGTCGTCGTAGGACTTGACCTCCAACACGCTGTAAGCGCGATTCTCGTTATTCATCGGTTTCCACCCAGGGTCATTAGGACGAGCTTCTTCTTGGGTTCTTCGGCGACCGGAATGCTGATACCGACGGCCATCAGTAATGCAGTCATGTCATCGATCTTGTCCGGAGAGCGGCGCTTGTCCGGAGCCATATTCAGATTCACGTCCTGACGGGCGATCAAGTTGGCTGCACACCAGGCGAGCACAGGGTCACCGTCGTGGACTAGGCGCTTGCCTATATAGGCGCGCTCCAGCTCAGTCATCGCCGGGTGATACGACTTCGGTCCCTGGATGAACTCGACCAGTGGAACCTCCGCCGCCACCAACCTGCTGACCATCTCCGTAGCGTTCCACCGATCGAAGGCCAGCGACTGCAGGTTGAATTTCTCCCGAACGTCGAGAATTGCCCTTTCGATCACCGCGTAATCGGTGACCTCGCCCTCGGTCTGTTCTATGAAGCCAGCTGCCACCCAGCCGGCGTAGGGAACAGTGCCCCGCTCGGTCCGCTGCATCACAGCCGATTCCGGAACCCATCGACGGCCCCACGTGATGATCTTGTCGTCCACCCTCCACACCAGCCGTAGCGATGTGAGATCTCGTGTGCTCGCCAGATCGAGGCCACCCCAGCAAGGTGCATCTCTCAGCGCGTCAAGGTCCACCTCTCCAGCGCACGCATTCCACTTGGGCAACAGGATGAAGCCGTTGGCCGCGGCTGCCGGCCGGTTCAGCCTCTTGATCTGGAACTCCGCGAGCTTTGAAGGCATTGCCTTCGCCTCGACGGACTCCTTGCGAATCGCAGCCAGCAAATGGGGGTTCACGTCCATCAACGGGTTGGCTTTGTGCCATGCCTTCTCGTCGAAGTCCGGGTCATCCTTGTCGACGGCGAAGAAGATCGCCAGGAAGTGATCCGCCGTCTCGCCGAACACCCCCTCGAGCAACTGGGTCGCGAACTGCCGGATCTCTGACCATGGCCCAGGGTTCGCGTATCCCTCTGTAGTCGTGAAGAGCCACAAGGGGTTACGCCTGGCGCCGGCAGCCGACTGTAGAACGTTCAGCAGGTCTGGCGTCTTATGAGCATGGATCTCATCCAGCCCGACATGGGAGGGATTCAACCCGTCCTGCGTGCTGGCCTTTGCATTGATCGGCTTGAACGTTGCCCCGGTCTCGACCCGGCTTATCGCGTTGGCCCAGCATTCGAGCCCGTACGCATCGCGCAGGTCCGCCATCTTCTCCGCCATCCGCTTGGCGACATTGAAAATGATTCGCGCCTGGCTGCCGGTGGTGGCCGCCGAGATTACCTGTGCGCCCTCTTCATCCTCGCAGCACTGGCAGTACAGAAGAATCGCCGCTGAAAGCGTGGACTTGGCGTTCTTGCGCGCGACGGCGAATAGCGCCGAGGTGAAGCGCCGGGTGCCATCTGCCTTTCGGAACCCGAACAACTGGACAACGAACCACACGTGAGACGGGTGCAACCGAATTTCCGGCGTGTCCCACTTGCCCTCAACGTGCGGCAGAAGCTCAATCCACCCACAAGCGTGATTCGCATGCTCCCTGGAGAACCAGAACGGCGCGCCCTTTTTCTTCGCGCGCTTCAGGTCTTCCAAAAACCGCTTTGCCGCCAGCTTGATCAGCCGCCCAAATCGGCCGGACCTATCAGACGAAGCAGCTCGCGCGTAAGCGATCGCTACGTCAACGTAATCACTTGGCGGCGTGGGCTCTCGGCTTGCCGAGCGCGGTGAACGCGTTCCCGGGCTTTTCCGCGTCGCCATTCGGCCTCACTTTTCCTTGCGCTGCCGGCGTAAGGCCGAAGTCATTCATCAAGCCCCGGAGCTGGGCGACCATGGATGCGACTGGCGCCTCGCCGGCGGCGTACAGCTGCACTGTCTTTCCGTGCAGCGCGCAGAGCTGGCCGAGGGCGGATAGTCCGGCCTCGGTCAGCAGCTTGTTTGCGTGGAGGATCGGTGCGAGCCGATCCCATTCTTTGATGGCGTGGGCATTCGGCAGCCAGTCCGGCGCCCTCGGAATGTCCGAAACCAGCGGCAATTCAGCCACCTCGGTCGGCGCACGGTCAGGCCTGTCGGTCCCGGCAACCACCTTCAGCGCTGTGGGCTTACGGGGGCGGGCCATGTTTGGGTCTCAAAAACTGAATTTTTCGAATTGACGGTGCAATAAAACGGCTGGGCAGACGGTGTCCGGTGAAATCGCCTCAGATATTTCCCCCCTCCCCCCCTGGGGTGGTGGGCTTGGCGCCGCGCGGGCGCGCGCCGAAACGCGAACGACTTACGCCGCGCGCCGCCTCAGCCCTGGTCTTCACTTCATGGCAGTCGCCGCATATGGCCTGCAGGTTGGACTCGTGGTCGTCTCCACCCTCTGCCTGCGGCACGATGTGATCGACCTCCACCGCTAGCGTCACGCGGCCATCCAGCTGGCACGGCTGGCAGCGGTACTTGTCTCGGACCATGACGGCTTCACGCTTCCGGCGCCACGGCCTTCCTCCGCGCCCCTGTCCATACCTGTTCGCCTCTTGCGCTTCATGAATTGGCGCGAGGTTCGGCAGTGGTTTATGGCTGGATGGAAAGCCTGGCATCAGATGAACTCCACCTCGACCTTGCCGTGCTTGGTCCTCTCGATGACCCGCTTACCGTGCTTGTGGACCCGCGCAGGCGTATCGCAATACCGCACTACTCCCTTGCGGGTATCGGCAAACACCACCCGATCGACTACTACTCCGTTCAACAGCACACGCCTACGGCCTCGTCCATCGCTTGACGTGTGCACGTGCGCGGGGCAGCTCACGGCTTCACCTCGACTCTGTGGTCGGCCTTGAGCTGGATGGTCATTCCGGCCAACGAGTGCGTACAGTCGGAGAGGAACTCGATCTGCCCATCCCGCACGAACGAATGGCATACGTGGCACATGCTGATGCCGTCCTCATCCGGCTGGCCCTTGTCACACTTCTCAGCATCAGAATGGCTGCGCCTCTCCTGCTGGTGCCAGTCGGCCACGTAGCAGCAACCGCTACGGGCCAGGATGGATGGCCACAGGGTGGGCCTCTCCACGTCCCCGTTGAACTGCCAGGTCGTGCCGCCGCCCTCCACCGGGAGGTTGTGGTACAGACTGCAACCCGGACACTTAAAGGACACGTGCCCGTCCTCCAGTTTCACCAGTGCGGTCACGGCCTCACCCCGGCACGGTCTGCGGCGATGACTACCTGACAGGCCCTGAGCTGGTCGTCGGCGTCGCGTCCGATTCGAACAACTCGGCCCGCAAACTCTTCTCGGCGCTGGGTTGCCGCATCACGTTCGAGGGCGCCGGCTGCGGTCTGGGACAGGAGGTCGGTGTGGCACGCGGCGAGGTCGTTGCGCAGGCGGAGAGCGCCAGAGCGCAGGTCAGCCACAACAGCATCAACGACGGCCGGGGCCGCAGCGCGGTCTTCTTCATGCTTCGCTCCGATGGTGGCCATGGTGTCGGCCTGGGTGTGCTCGGTCGCGCGGGCCTTGTTGACCTGCTTCACCACGGCGGCGCTGGCGCCTGCCTGCTGTCGGGCTTCTGCGCCCTCGGCGCGGTCGCCGCGCCAGGACCAGCCCGCCCAGAAGGACAAGGCCATCGCCACGGTGGCGAGCAGGGTATAGATACGGATCATCAGGGCATCTCCGGCGGGATCACCGCGCCCACCTGGCGCATGGCCGACTCCAACGACATAACCCGCAGCCTCAGTCGGTGGGCCTCTTCCTGCGCCGTCATGCGCAACTTGATTTCCTCCGCCAACTGCAGCGTGGTCGCCGCCTGGGATTCCTCCAGCGACTTCACGCGCTGCACCAAGCCGTTCAACAGGTCGACGTTGGCGTCCGTCTCGGTCCGCTCTTTGCGGCGGGAGAGCAGCGCCCCCCAAGTTTCCCTTGCCACCCAGAACGCGGCGAGACCGCCGGCCATCCACCACGGGACGGTTTCCTCGGTCATGACACGACCACGCCACCGGCTTTGCGGTAAGCCGCCAGCAGGTCATCCAGCTTCCGCTCGTGCTGCCCATACCCGGCGCCCGGCAGGCTCGCCCAGGTGTTGCGGACGAAGCCGATCGCCTTGACGACATGGCCGGCCTTGATCAGGTCGAGCGCCCTCCGCTCCCTGATCTGCTGGATGGCGATCAGATCCTGGCTGAGCGGAGAAAAGTCCTTCAGCCCCAGCAGACGGCGATACGCGTCGTAGTACCGCGACAGCAGCTGGTAGCGACCAGCCGCCGTGGACTTGATGCCCAGTCTGGGCAGCGACACCAGCTCGCGCGGGTGGTCGGCATAGCCGGTGAACAGCCCGCCTCCCACGATCACGTCGTAGCCGTGGTCCTTGGTGGGCTGCTTGCCGTTGTCGGTGCCCTCGGACCAGGCCAGCATGTCCAGGAACGCCACGACGTTCACGCCGCCTGCTTGTTGGGGAGTGATGCGAGCCATGGGCTTTCTCTGTCAGGGCGCCCGCCCCGCCGCCGGCTGGGCGCAAGGGTTGATCCGGTCTGGGAAGCGGGCAAAGAAAACCCCGGCGGTGGGCCGGGGTTGGGTCGTGCGCGATGGTAGTAAATCTACTCGCTAAAGTGCGGGAGTGTCACTCCCGCAGTCATGTAGCGCTGAGGACAGCCCCGACTTCTGACGGGTTCATGTAGCGTTCCCCGTTCAAGGCGGTCAGGATCGGCCTGAAGACGACGAGCATACGCTCGTAACGATCCTTCATGGGCTTGTGGGAATTAAGCGTTCGCCCCGTAAACTGCGCGAAATCACCAAGCGTATTGACGAGCAAGTTAGCGTGGCTTCTCAGCGTCGGCTCCCGATTGCCGTCAAAGCCAGTGAAGCTCGCTCTCGACGCCGGCTCACCCGCCGCGGCTTGAAGAACGCCCTTCTCGTTGATATCCATACTCTCGATCGCCTCCTCAATCACACTCCACATTTCCAGCACGTCGACTACAAAATGGAAGTCTGCCGGAGCATTGGCTGCTCCAAAAATGTGATCGTACTTGTGAGCAATGGCGAACTCTTGCCGGTTCACAGCAGCCGTGAGCACCAGATCCAGATCTAGCTCGCCTTGCACGTTCAAAGCCTTCTGAATATCGGCCAGCATCATCACGATCAACCGCTGCTCTTCGGTGAACTTCATAAATCCTCCATGATTAGCGCACCACACTGGCGCGCTTTCACGCGATTCTAACCATTAAAGCTCATGCGGCTCTGCTCAAGGCGTTTGAAAGCGCCCAGCATGCCTCCTGCTCTGCCTCGGTCATCCGCTGCAGTAGCCACTCGTAGACACCGCGCCACTTCGAACGGTAGGTGGACTCGTCTCGCCCGATGGCGGCGGCCCGGCGGCGATCACTCACAGCGCCCAGGCCTGACCCGCTGCACACCTTACAGACCACCCGAAGATCCCCGACCGTCGTTTCGCCGCGCCCCTCGCAGGAATGGCAATGCGGCTTGGTGGCAATCTCGTTGATCACGGCGCCGGCCAGGCTCGGCAGCGACTCCAGCGTGCTGATCGGCCAGCACTGCGCCTTGATCTGACCCAGGCGGAGGGCGGCCCGGTCGCGCTCGGCCCGCTGCTCAGCCGTCACTGCACCGGCCCAACCCATGCACACCTCGGCAAGGCCCAGCTCCGTACGGGCGTCGGCCAGGCGGCGCTGCTGCCGCCGCAGCTCGGGGGTCACCAGGGCGATCACCGCGTCCCGCAGCTTGTGCCGGCGCAAGGCCGCGCCGTCCGGCCACCAGCAGGCCTCCAGCAGCTCCCGGCCCAGCCCGGCAGGCACCATGCCCAGCGCCGCCGCAATGTCCTGGTTGGTGAGGTCGGGCGTCCCGCCGCGGCCGGTGTCGAACTTGACGGTGGTCGGACCCAGACGGGCCATCAGCTCACGGACGTTTGCCATCTTCATTCCCCAGTTGATCGTTGGTTTGTCCCGCACCGGTGATGCGCACCACCACCTGCCCGCCCTTCCTTCGCTCTTCGTGCACCATGTGGCGCGAGATGAAAACCTTGTCGTCGATCCCCAGCACCTGGGCGATACCGTCCCGGTAGGGCTTGAATCGCCTCAACATGTTGTCGTCATCGGGCAGTGCCTTGTGGGGCTGTTGATAAAAGTCCACCCACAGGAACAGCCGGCCCGGCGGCAGCGAAAGTCCCTTCCAACCTGCTTGGTACGCCAGCAGCGCGCCGGTCTGCCTCGCCATGGCAGTCGCGGCGGCCTTCTTGCTCCAGTGGAGCCGCGCGTTCGGCGACAGCTCCTTGCTTGGCCAGGGCAACACCAGCTCCAGCGCGCGCTCAGCCTGCATGCTTGCCTCCGGCCTGAGCCAGGGCCTCGATCAGCGCCCAAGCTCGGTCGCCGACACGGCGCGATAGCGGCTTGGACTGACCGCGCCCAGCGATGAATTCGACTGACGTGATCGCATCACTCAGGAGATGGCGCAGCGGGGCCTCCTGAACCAGCACGTAGCCCTCGGGTGGCGTCAGGGCGGCGCGGCGGTTCCAAAGCTCTCGCGCCTCCCGTCGAGAACTGAAGAGCGCGGTCGCACCTTCGCATTCGAGGCACTGCACATAGTGTTCGGCTTGACACTGCTGCATCGCAGCGTCGGCAGACCCACAAAACGGGCACGGCTTCAATTCGGTCTCGCTCATGCCGCGCGCTCCATCTGCTCCCAGTGCGTCGGCAGGCGCTGCACTCGGCCGCCACGTGCCAGGAACTGCTCAATCGTCTCGCACGCCTGCTGCTGGGGCGCTGCCGCTGGCGCAGGCATGTTGGCAGCCCGCAAGCTCACCCGCGCAGCACGGACCCGGCTGGATTTGTTAGGTGACACCGGGGCACCACGGGCGCGGCGCTTTCGGTCGTCCCGGGCCAGGCGTGCTTCCGCCTTGCGGCGCGCCCGGTCGTCCTCTTCCAGCGTCGGCCGGCGCATGCCCTTCCCACTCACCCGATACGCCCTGCCGCTGGCGGTCTCGGTGCGCTCTAGGAAGCCACACAGGTAGCCGCAGCGAACTGCCTCGGCCAGCCTGCGGCGCTCATCACCAGGCGCCACGCCGAAAATCGCGCTGATGGTGGGCATAGTGAACAGCTTTCCGGCCGGCTGCTCGGCGAACCAATCGCGGACGGCCGCGGGGGTGATGTCGGTTTTCATGCTGCTTCCCTCAGTTGGTTGACCACCGTCTGCTGCTCGATCAGCTCGTCGTCGGTCCCGTAGGTCTCGTGGAAGGTCCGCGAGCCATCCATCAGGCTCGGACCCCATTTCTCGCGCATCTGCGCAAACGTGTTGTTCCCGAAGGGGTGCCGGCGGTGGTGCCACACGCACAGGCAGAAGCCGAACCAGTGGCCACGCCGGATGTTTCCGGACTTGGTGTGCTGGTAGTCGCCGCCAACGAACACCTGGTCAATGTCCAGCAGCCCTTGGACGACCAGCGACATGCATGCCATGCACGGCCCGACCTTCGACTGCTTGATTCGGGCGTCCTCGGCCTTCGTCGGCGGTGGTGCGCTGGACCACATCAGCGCGCGCCTCCCTTGCTCTTCTCGTCCTCATCGGCCTGACGCCAGCCGTGCTGCCAGGCCTGCGCCTTCTCGTTGAGAGGGCCGGCCTTTCTGTTCGCACCGTCTTCCGTCTCCACCGCGACCCAGACGATGTGCGGGCTATCGCTCAGGCGCTTGCTGTTGAGCCGGGCCGAGTACCCGGCGTTGATCTGGGCGGCGTGCTTGCTGCGGTTGCTGAAGGCGGTGAAGTCCATCAGCACACCTCCAGGTAGATCAGGAAGACCCACGAGCCAACAATGGCCGCCCATAGCGGTGCGTCGGCGAAGGCAGCCAGCCCTACTGCGGCGATCATCGCCATCAACAGACGTACGCCGCTCTTCAGAAACCACACGATCAGCCGCTCCACGGTCACGCCCTCGCCAGTTCGTGGTCGCGCGGGACCGTGAACCCTGCAGCGCGCGCATGCCCGCCGCCCCCGTACAGCTTGGCGACCTCGCTCACGTCCACGCCCTGGTCGGTCGACCGCAGGCTGAAGACCCGGCCGCCGTCCTTGTCGTAGTAGCAGGCCGCGAACGGCTTGCCCTTCGCCATCAGGTGACCCGCGTCGCTGGCCAGGGTGTACGGCAGACTCGCCACCGGCACCTCGTAGTGCCCGATCACCATCTGGCGCTTCGCCACCTTCACCAGCTCGGCCACGTCCTTGTGGTGCTTGCGCTCGATCGCCACGCCCTGGGCGCGCAGCGTCTCCATTGGCGTTTCCATCAGCAGGTCCCACACGTCGAATTCGTAGGGGTAGCTGAAGACCGCCGCCTGGATCTCGCGCGTGCCCGGCAGCGCGAAGCGCCACAGGTCCCGGTCTTCCACGTGGTCGATCAGCTCCGGGCGGGGCACGCCGGGGTGGAAGAAGTCCCACGCGATCCCCGCGCCGCTGCGGTCCATGTCGAACAGCGCGTAGATCATTGCCTTGCGGATGCCCTCGCACTTGTCCTGCTCAACCCACCCTTGGAAGTGACGCCAGGTCGGGTCGGCATCGACGTCGAAGCCTTCAATGCGAACAACGGTCAGCTGGTCGTCAGCGGTCAAGGGATTGGCTGGCATATCAGCCTCGGCGCTCTTGTGGTGGTCCAGCACCAGGATCGACCGGGCTACCAGTTGCAGGTCCAGCATCACGCGCGGCGGATAGCAGAAGTCCACCAGCACGAGGTCGCGCCCTTCGGCCGGCGGCGGCGGTTCACCATGGACGGCGGCGTGGAAGTCGCATTCCATCGCCTGGCGCACGGCCCATGCCGCGGTGAAGCCGTCGGCGCAGTTGGCGTGGTAGATGACCAGTGGTTTCATCGGGCTGTTGCTCCTTTGGATTTGCAGGTGCGGCGGCGAGCCGCGCGTTGAGCGTTGCGGGCGATGGCTTCAAGCCGTTCCGCCTCCGCGATGTAGTGGTCGTGCCGGTCCTGCCTCACCGAGGCACTGAACTGGTATTGCTTCAGCGCTTCATCGGCCGACTCGCGGTAGAGCCTGGCCAGCTTCTTCCCAGCCACGCGCGGGTCGTGTTTGAAGATGTCCAGCTGGTTGTTGTCCGAGCGCATCAGGCCGCGCTCCCGAAACCCAGCTCGGCCGCAGCGCGGGCCATCGCCTGTGCAGCGGCCGACCGATCGCGCACCGCCACCACGCCGGGCTGCACCGGGGGCAGCGCCAGGGCCGGCTCAGGCACCGGCTTGCCTTCAACCACGTGCCTCACGGCGCGCTCGTAGGCGTCCTGCAGCATCCGCGCCTGCTGGTATCCGTCCTCGGCGCTGGCGTAGACGTGCAGGTCCAGCAGCGACCGCACCAGCACGGTGAAGCCGGATTGTGTGCGGCCCGGCCGGATCTCCTGCTGCACCTGAGCCAGGGCCGGCACGTCGAAGCACATGGCACGGAAGCGCGGCGGGTTCGGCGGCCAGTCCAGGGCATCGCGCATGCAGGCCGACAACCCGGCTGCCAGCTTCTTGGGGCTGAGGCCCGTGATGCTCTGCATCCACACCTCGCCCGCCGTCGTCAGCGCGCCGGTCTGCGCCACCGGTGCCGCGCCGTTCGCCCTGGCCCACTTGCCCGGGAACATCGCCGCCATCCGTTCCCACAGCGTCCACAGGGCTGACACAGCGCGCGCGTCCGGGTCAGCCGACGACGGCGAATTCAGCGTCGATGATTCCTGCGCTGCCAAGGTGGCCACCACCGCCATGCTCTCGCTCGTACTGCTCGCGGAGCTGGGTGACGTGATCGGCAGAACCGTGGTGAGGGGTCGCATGGGTCGCTCCGTTGGCAGAGTTGGCGATGGGGATGACAGGCAGGGCCAGGCCGGCGGCCATGGTCTGCCTCAGGGATTCGTTGATGTCGTGGCCCGCAGCGGCCAGGCCGGCCAGCGTGTTGCGGACTTGGAACCATCCCTGGATGGACAGCGGGCGGCGGCAGGCACCGCGATGCCGAGCGAACCGGGCCAGCACCTCTCGGTCGAGACCGGCTGGCAGGTCGCCGAATCCGGCCAGCGCCACGTCGATCTCGGCAGCGGTCAGCGAATCGCCGCCCGGCTCGCTCACACCGCCGCTGTGTGTGGGTTGCTGTTGGTTGCTTTTGATTGCTTTTGGTTCGGGTGCAATAGCTGTTGCACCCTTTTCGACGCTGGGTTGCACCCTTTTCTGCGCCGTTTTGCACCCTTTACGCCCTTGGGTTGCACCCTTTTCGAAGGGTGCAGAATTTGCACCCTTTGAATCTGAGCCGGATGCGTCACCTTCGTTCGAGGCGGGCAGCTCTTCGCCCTTGATCCAGCGCGGACTGATCCGATACTCACGCGGACGCCCGCCAGACTTGTAGCCGGACATGCGGCCGCCGCCAGCGTTCACCAGCTCCAGCCAGCCGCTCTGCTCCATCTTGCGCAGCTGGTACTGCACAGAGCGCTCGGACTGCCGCGACTTAACCGCGAGGCTGGCGATCGACGGGAAAATGTGGGTGCCGTCGTCATGGGCGTGGTCGGCCAGGGCCAGTGCCAGCAGCATTTCGCCGCCGCCAGCCGGATACCTGTCGAACACCATGCCGGTCATTCGTGCTGCCATGTCAGATCACCAACGCCAAGTTCTCGCCCGGGGCAACAGGCCACCAGGTGCACGCGCTGCGGCCGCTGACCGGGCACGGCATGGCCGGGCCGCGCCATACCTGCTTGGTCTTCAGCAGCTCAGGAAGGCGACGCGCAAGCATGTAGCGGTCCAGGCCGGTCACGTCGGCCAACTTCATGCTGGTCAGCCCCGGGTGCTGCTTCACGGCGGCGACAGCCTTGGACTGCTGGTCACGCTGGATGCCGCTGGCGGCCACATAGCTCCCGGCCTCATGGCTGGTGCTGATATCGGTTGAACGGGCCAGATGGCTCATCAGTTCGCCCTCTTGGATTGCTTGCCCTTCGATGCAGCGCGCGCCACGTTCCGCTCCAGGCGGTGCGCCATGGTCCGAAGTGCGCGGGCTTCGCTGACCATCAGCTCGGCCTCGTCGCTGTCGATGCAGCGGTCCTGCATTGCCTCAACCGCCGTGCCGGTCAGACGGCCAACGCGGGTGGTGATGTCCAGCAGCTTCAGCTGCAGCGCGCCGATCTCGTCGGACCAACCGCCCTCCGGCGGAGGCGGCACCACGTCCACGGCCATGCCGAAGCGGCCGGCCAGCGCCTGCATCCACTCCAGGGCGTACTCGCTGCCGCCAGCCTTCTCCTGCATCCACTCGGTCAGCAGTTCGGCGATCTCGATCGATACCGACTCCCCCTCGAGGCCGCGCAGCTTTGCGCGCAGCGTCTCCGGGTGCATGGTCTTGCCGCGGCGATCAGCCAGGAACGCGGCCGCGTCGGCCACGCCGCCGGGCGTACGGCGCACGGAGTTGTAGAGGACGTCGATCCAGTTGAGGGCGGAGGTGCGGCAGGTCATGGGTTCACCTTGGGTGGACGGGTGTTTCAAGGTTTCGGGTCGGGCCCGGGTGGCGCAGGATTCGCGCCATGGAAAACAACTACTCAGGGAAGGAAGGCGTCGCCCGCCTTGCGTTACGCTGGAAGTGCGAACAACTCAGCCCGCAAGGAGGGCGACATGGACGAAGCAAGGTACGAAGTGGCTATGACGGCGGTTCTTTCGTTGGCGATGGCGCTGGATCACCGAAAAGTCCTGGACGTGGAGGACTACGTGACCAGGCTTTCGCTCAACTCCCTGCTTTCAAAGGCCAACGGAAACGACGAACAATCAGCGCTACTCGACGCGCACATCGCGCGGCTACGCGAAACCTTCGCGGAGCGCGGCGAGACTCACTAGCCGCGTGGTATCGCTGCCACGCCGTAATTTCTTCAGCGGTGATCGCACCGGCCCACCATTCCAGTGAATCCCTCACCTGTTCTTCAGTGAGGGTCCACTGGATGCCTGCATCCGTCGTTGCGGAAGGAAACGCTTTGGCAGGCCGAATACCCGCGCTCTTCGGCGGCTCCTTGGCCAGCAGCGACGAGATCCGCGAAAAGAGAGCGCGCATGTCAGGCAGCCTCGCTCTTGATCAGGTCAGGCCGCAGCTGGCCCGCCGCAGCAATGCCAGCCTGAAAGATCAGTGCGATATGCTCACCGCTCAGGTCGCGCTCGACTGCGTATTCACGAATGCGCGACAGGTGATGCTCCCGGGCCTGCTCGGGGGTCAACTCAGACATTGGGGTTCTCCATGGACATGGAACGAATCGAAACGCGAGGGGAAGACGGACGCGTGGTATCGGTCATCAAGCACCGAACCCGCATCGAAACCTCAGGGCTCAGCGGCCGAAGCTGGGTCGAAGGCCTTGCCCGGTACACGCTGGCGGACGGCAGTGCGGTCAATGCGGTTGAAGACGGCTTTGAGGTCGTTTCAACCTGCGAGCGGCTTGTGCGCGTGTAAGCCATCAGGCAGCCTCCACGGTGATGATTCGGTCTGCGTCCGGGTCGTGCGGCGCCTCTTGGGCGACCGGCTGCTGTTCCTGCACACCCAGCAGCCTCAGAACCTGCGGCAGCGCCGGCACGCTCTGCTCTTCCGGCCAGGCCTCAACCTGCTCAACGGGCAGCTGCAGCAGCTTCGCCAGGGGCGCGTCGGTCTTGAAACCGAACTTGGCCCGCAGCGCGCGCTTGCTCATGCGGCTATCGACCAGCGGGCCGATCACAGCGCGCGGCACATCCTGCATAGGCTTCGGACCGAAGACAGCTGGAAGCAACTCGAAGCGACTCACCGCGCCACCTGTTGCCAGATCGATCTGAATCGCCCGCTCGGCCTTGATGGCGGTAGTTCCGTTCTCCCATTGGGAGACAAGGCCCTGAGTGGCAGGCGTACCCGTTTCCGTCAGCAAGGCGGCGAACGCCGACTGCGACAGGCCCTTCTCTTTTCGGTAGGTGGCGATGTCCATGAGTCGATTATGAGTGGCGCTCATATCGAGGTCAATAGTGCCGCTATTGGCAAATCATGAACGCATTAATTAGCGTTCCTCATATGGAAGCATCACGCAAAGCGAAGCCCACCCCAGCCGATATCGCCGCCGCAGCGCGGCTGAAAGCGGCCTGGGCTGATAAGGCGCGTTCACTGGGAATCACCCAAGAGAAGCTGGCACACGAACTGGGCATCACCCAAGGCGCGGTCAGCCAGTACCTCAATGGCAAGATCCCGATGAACTACCGGACTCTCAAGGTGTTCGCGGCATCCCTAGGAATTGAGGACACGGATATCCGGAACGATCTGCCAGAGCAGCAGTACAGCTCCCCTGCTCCGCCCGACGACGCTTGGGATGACATCGTCGGGTATTCCCAGGCCGCAGGCTTGGGCGCGGGTGCCGAGGCTGCCGAGTACGCGGAAACGCACAGCCTGAAGTTCAAGAAGACCAGCCTGCGCCGTCGCGGGATCTACGGTCGCGACCTTGCCGTCTATTACGGCAAGGGCGACAGCATGGAGCCCACCATCAAGGACGGGGACGCAATCCTGTTCGACACCTCAGACACCCGGGTGGCAGATGGTCTGCTCTACGTGATCCAGGTCGATGGCATGGCCCGCCCCGAGTACTTCGTGAAGCGCGCCATGGTGCTTGACACCGGCGTCTACTTCCAAAGCGACAACCCGCATGGCGACCACCAGTGGCGTAAGCCAAAGCCCATGGTCTCCAAGCGGCACCCGATCACGGTCATTGGCCGTGTCCACTGGATTGGCGGATGGGCTGACTAAGCACAACAAGGAGGGGCAAGATCGCCATGAATAAAGGAAGTAAAAACAAAGAGTTAACTGCACATTTCCCGCCGAAGGTCGCCGACCCTCGACAAGGCCAGCTTAGCCTCGGGATTTCGAAGCAGATCGAGATCGATGGCGTGGGCATGGGCGTCCTTTCTGACGGAACGCCTTTCCTCACCGGGCGAGGGCTCGCAAGCCTTTGCGGTGTCACACATCGCGCCATTCAGGACATCTCCGACGAGTGGACAGAAGATGTTCAGAAACCGCGTGTCACAGCTATTAAGGCCATCCTGCGTAAGCGAGGCATAGAGCGTGACACGGCATACGTTGCCATTACTCAGCGCGGCGGAACCTTCTTTGCCTATTCGGATGCAGTGTGCCTTGCCGTCCTCGAGTACTACGCTTTTGATGCCGGATCGAACATCAAACAGCAGGCTCAGTCGAATTTCCGTGAACTCGCTGGCCAAGCGCTACGTGACTTCATCTATGCCCAAGTAGGGTATGACCCTAATGCGTTAGTTCCCAATGCGTGGAAGATCTTTCACGATCGAGTTTCATTGACCTACAGTGCTACCCCAAAGGGACACTTTGGGATATTCAAAGAAATCGCCGATATCATCGTCGCCTTGGGACAGGCAGGACTTCATATTGATCCGAGCTTCGTTCCTGACGGAAGCGTGGGAAAGCACTGGTCGACCCACTGGACCGCAATCGGTGGAGATGGGAAGTTCGGCAGCCGTCAGAGGTATGGCCATAATTTTCCAGAGTACTTTCCCCAAGCCGACTCCAATCCACAAGACGCCTGGTGCTATCCAAACGGCGCGCTCGGAGAGTTCAGGAGATGGATTGAAGACGATTACATTGGAAAGGGGAAATTTGGAAGGTACTTGGACTCAAAGGTAAAACAGAGATCTCTGCCCCCATCCTTCACTCAGCTTGCAATCGCCGCCCTATCTTCTAGCGAGTAGTCATCAACCCCGCTCCGGCGGGGCTTTTTTATCGCTCTTTCACTTCGCCCTCGCTGCCTAACTCGCGCGCCACCTTGGTGTGTCTATGAAAATCACAGGTGAATAATGATGTTGTGGATTGCTTTAAGAGCTGCTAGCACGGTGCTGATCTTTGCTGTTCCCGCCATGGCGGCACCTGTGACACCGACGACCACGGCGTTCGAGATCTCCTCTGTTGCTAGAGATGCAACGGCTGAAGAACTCGAAATCATCAAGGCCGGCCTCAAGGCGACGCTCAAGGACCCCTATAGCGCAGTGGTAGAGAGCGCCCGGATCAAGGGCATTCGCTATTGTGCTGAGGTCAATGCCAAGAATTCCTTTGGCGGATACGTCGGTCCCCGGACGATGAGAGGAATGCTTGCACCGCTGGATGGCGGCCTGCGTGCAATTCCCAGCGCGCTAGACCCAAATGCGGGTGAGTTCAGGGACTGCAAGAAAGAAGGAATTTACTAAGCACCCGAAACGCGTGGCCGTTTCCTCCGCTCTCGATGCAGAGCGTGATGCCAGATGCGCATAAATATAAGCGCCCCTATTGACTAGGGAGATTAGCGCCACTAATCTTTCTCCGTCGCCCCAGTAACAGCCCATCCGGGCCGGGGCTCGGAGCTCAACGTGTCGCCTGCATCTTTCCAGTACGCAGCACTCGGCCTCGCCCTTCTGAGCGTTGCGCTAAACGTGTGGGTGCTGCTGCGGATCAACCGCGACACGACGGTGACGCTATTTTTTCCGTGTGCGGAGTCGCACAACTGCAGTCACACCGCAGACGGTCGTGACCAAGCCGTGGGTGTACCCCTCGGCCTCAAGTTGCCTGAGCACGTCCGGGCTGTGCGACATGGTCATGGAGGTTCGGGGCTCAAGCCTGTGGGGGAGCCTGGTGCTTCGCAGGTAGTCCTCAGTGATGACGAGCTTCTCACGAGCGCGACGGCCTCTCTTAAAGGCGACCTCGCGGATCGTCACGGCAATGTAGCCGGTGTTGACCGCCTCTATTCCGCCGATCCACTCGTCCCGCTGGATGACGTACATCGTCGTGTACCGGATCTTGAGCCGAACCGTGTCCTTCCGGATCAGCCAGACGGCATTAAACACGCCGAGCGTAGCGCCCAGCACCGCAATCCCTAGCGTCAGCCAATTCGTCCATCCCATGGCCGAAGCATAGCTGCGGCCGCCCAAAACGCGAATACCCCTCGGAGAACCCTCATGGCCTTCGCTGCCTTCACCGCTTCCGGTCCCGTCACGGTCAAAGCCGTGCACGCCACCGATACCGTCGCCATCTCCTTCGGCACCGTCGAGATCAACCTCTCGCCTGTCGAATGGGCCGAGCTCGCCATGAAGGGCTCCAGCGCCGCGCTCGAACTGCGCGCCAACCACATCCGCACCGGCATGCGCATCGGCCCCCTGCAGCTCGGCAACGCCGACCTGGTCGAGGCGCAGGCATGAGCGCCCCGTGCAAGATCGCAGCCATCCGACACGCCGTCAGTGCGCTCCACGGTGCCGCTGACGATGGCGCTGATACCCGCCGCTACGCGGTTGCCCTGCAGGAAGCCGGCGCCAACGTAGATGCGCTGATCGAAGCCGCTGGAAAGATCACTGGAACGGTGACCGACGGGGGGATGCTGGTGAGTTTCGAATCTCTGGCTGACCTGGTCACCGCCCTCATCCTCATCAACGACGGTGCCGCATGAGCGCCGTCATCCTCTCGTTCCCCACCAACACCGCCCAGCGCGCCAACGGCGCAGGCCTGGCCGTGTCGATCGCTGCCAAGCGCATGGGCTACCGACCGCACCACATAGCCCGCGCTGCCGCCCTCGCCCGCCGCGAGGTGCTGGACGGCCACAAGAGCGCCGCCCGCGCCGTCGCCGACATGACCCGCGACCTGTCCCGCGCTGCCCGCAACCACACGCCGGGGGCCGCATGAGCGGGATCGACTTCGCCTTCGGCCTGATCGTCGGCTTTGCCGCTGGCGCCCTGCTGGCCACCGCTTGGCTGCAGCGCCGCCACGACGAGCACTTCGCCGCCCTGATGGAGCAGATCCGATGCGCGGGCTGATCCGGCACTGGCGTGCCGGCGGGCTGGCCCTGCTGGGCGCCATGCTCGCAGCCGTCGCCTTCGCCATGGCCTGGGCCGGCATCGAAGACACCGGCGTCTACCTGCTCATGGGCGCGCTGCTCTGTGCCACCCAGGTGCCCGACGCGTGGAGGCGCGGCCGCGATGGCTGATTCGACCGTAGCCGCCACAGTCCGCGCCATGCGACGCGCAGGCGCCGCCGGCGAGCCGGTGCCGGCGGAGGTCGCAGCCGCGTGGGCAAGGGCCCTCATGGAACAGCTGTACGGGATGCAGAAGCCGGTCCGCTACGAGTGCCGGCGCCGCGGCAGCAACGATCCATGGGAAGAGGCCGAGCCGGGCGACGTGACACACCCGCGCCGCCGCAACTTGGTGATCCGTGCGCTCTACCTGCACCCGCCGGTCGGAAAGCAGCAGCACCGCTGGCCGCCCGGGAGTAACGGTGACGGTAGATGCCTGGACTGCGACGAAACCGAGTGGCTCGCAGGGCCGGACTGCCGGCCGCACGCCCCGCTTCGCGACCACCGCTCTGCCATGCCCTTCCGCATCACCTGGCTGATCGAGCCGCTCGAAAAGCTCCTGTACTTGACCAAGTACCTCAACCCATTCGACCGCGCCAAATGGCGAAAAGAAACCACCTACCTCATCGACCGCATCAGAGACCACGAGAAGGGAAGCCAGCCATGACGACCGACAAAAAAGCGGCAGCCGTGCAGTACAGCTGGAGCACTGACGAAGAGACGTTTCACGACCAGTGCGACAGTATCGCGGACGCCGTCGCGGCCGCTGTCGACCACCACGGCGGCGATCTGGAGATCGGCCAGACGATCTACATCGGCGAAGTGTCCGAGATCTCGACGCCGAGCCTGGTCGACGAAAGCAACATCGTCGAGCGGATGCAGGAAATGGCTTTCGAGTACGCCGGAGAGCCCTCCGAGGACTACTTGGCCAGTGTCACGAGCGAGCAGCTCGACGAACTGAAGAAGCTCGTGGCCGCGTGGGCCGATGGGGTTGAGCAGCCACAATTCTGGCAGGTCAAAGGAGCGCTGCCGCACGTGATCACCGCCGAAGACCTCGGCGAAACCTGCGAAGCCGGTCAGCCAGAGTGCGGACCCGTCACCAATCACGACAGCGAAGGCGTCCCGCTCTGCGCGGTGTGCTGGGAGGGTCTGCTGGCCGATAGCCAGGACGGCGATGCTGCGGAGGTGAAGTCGTGAGCCGGGCTGGCAGCAACGGGCCCGCGCCCGGCCCCCGGCCGGCGCCTCCGCCGAACCCGCCCGCCCCCGCCGGCGTCCGTATGTGGTGGGACGGCGGCGAGCGCGCCATCACAGCGCGCGAGAAAGCCCGCATCGAAGAGCACGGCCCCAGCTGCTTCAGCATTGCCCTCGTGCCGGCCGCCGACGTTGCTACCGCTCATGGAGCACCAGCGATCCCCGGTGGCCTGGACCAGGTCTATGAAGCACTGGACCTGGCTGCGGACGGCCCGTTCTTCTACGTCGGGGCTCAGACTTCCGCCGGCGTGGGCACGCACTTCCAGGCCCAGCCGGGGAGCTTCAGCCTGTTCTGCGGCGACGCTTCGTTCGCCAATGCGCACGCGATCGTTGCCGCACTGAACTGGCTGCGGGAGAACCGCGAAGCCCTCGCCGCAACTGGCAAGCAGCAGGTTGGCGAGAGCAACCGAACGACAGTGGACTCTGGTGCGCTGCGACTGGCGCTGAATGTCCTGCGTCGTGCTGGCAAAGGTGAAGTAGCCGAAGCACTGGAATCCACGGCGGTGCGCGGCCAGCAGGTTGGCGAGGTGCAGGGGGATGCGCGGGCGCAGTTTGAGGCGTGGGCCAAAGGCGAGGGCTGGAAAGACGACCAGTTGACCAGGTATTCGGGCGGCCGTTGCGCCACGGCCGGGGAGTACCACAACAGTCACCTGGAGGCGCTTTGGTATGGCTGGAAAGCCGCCCTCGCCGCCCGCCAGCCGGGGGCGCAGGAGCGCGCGTGGCTGATCCATTGGTCACACATCCCGCTGGAAGCGCCCGAGGCAACCACCAGCGCATCCCGCGTCGATGCAGTAAGCGCCCTGACCGATCCGCCGCGCATAGAACCGCTCTACGCCGCCCCGCCCGCGCAGGGCATCGACATGGGGCAGTTCATCGCTCTGGCCAAGTTCGGCGAAGAATTCGCATTCAGTGCCGAAAAGCAGCCGCACTCCCGAGTGGTGTATTCGCAAGCGAGTCGCCTGCTGGCCCTGATCGACCAGCGCGATGCAGCGCCGGGGGTGTCGCCATGAAGCGCCTCTTGAAATCCATTCGCCGCTGCTGGTCGGCCGTAACCCAGCCCGGCACTGGCGGCTTGATCCAGCCTGGCGACTGGCGCGTCCTCTACCCGGACGGAAATCGAACCCGATACGTGAGCCATGGCGATGCCTGCAACCTGAAAGCCCTGTACGGCGGCACGCTTGAATGGCGGCATGACCAAGATGCAGCGCCGGGGGTGGGGGAATGAACCTGTTCAATGGAGACTGCACATTCCAGACCTCATTCAACAAAGTTGCCTTTAGTGATGACCGCAGGGTCACTGGAACCTTCAAGCCCCCAAGGGGGAAGCAGTTCGCAGTTCTGCTGCTCGGCACTGCCGACAAAAGCGCACAGGACTTCGATATCGAGGCGGCGCTGAACGCGCTCGGTTTTTACCGTAAAGCCCCCGCCACCCTGGCCACCGTCAAGCCGCCGCGTGACCTGCGCACCAGGCTGCGGGAGGACGTGTGATGGCCGGTCCGCTGCATGACGAGATCGTGGCAGCATCCGTCCGGTGGCTCCGCCGCAACGGGTGCGCCGCGATCCTGTGCGACCCGTTCAAGGCAGGGCCGCGTGAGCAGCCAGATGCGATCGGCTGGCGTGACGGTATCTCGCTCGTCGTCGAGGTTAAGGCCAGTCGGTCTGATTTCCTTGCTGACGCAAAGAAACCGCACCGCATCGATCCAGCAGACGCCGTCGGCGACTGGCGCTTCTATGCGGCACCGGCCGGGGTGGTCAAAGTCGAGGACCTGCCGGCCGGGTGGGGATTGCTGGAGTGGGACGGGCGCTGTCTGAAGCCCTCGCATGGCGTGCCGCTCGGCAACTGCAACTGGCACGGCGCGCCGTTCCGCGACACGTCGAACAAGCGCGCCGAAACCCAGCTGCTGGTCTCCGCAATCCACCGGCCTGAGTTCGTGCCGCGCCGTGGCGCAAGGCTCCGCCAAGGAATTCACTTCGAAGCGTGGGCAGCTCACTTGGCAGAACCGGAGGTGGCCAGTGGCTGATCCCATCACCCAGGCCAAGCACACAGCGCGCGTGCTCATCGGTGAGGCGCGTGCCCGGCGGCTGGCGGGCCACGGCTTCTGGTGCATGTTCCGCATGGCCCAGTCAGCTCGCCGCCGCGCCGCAACCCTCCCCCGCCCGGCGCCGCCGGCACTCCCCATCCAACCGGAGCTGTTCGCTTGAACATGACCCCCTCATTTGGCCTGGGAGCCTTGGCCTTCTCGGCCAGCATGGAAGTTCCGCACATCGCCAAGCGCGAGAGGCCGCTGGCTCAGCACGACTATGCGGACTACGGCTGCGTCCGATCCGTCATGGAATTCATGAAGTGGGCGCACGAACAGGACCGCTTCCCGACGGTCCCGGCTGTGCAGAACCGATTCAACGTCAGCAAGGCGACGGCCTACAGATGGACCAACGCCCTTGCTGAGACGTACGGCATCGACCCGCCGGTTAGATCCGGCCCAGGCATCTTCGAATGACTGCCGCCAATCAGGAGAGCTCCCTATGACCCAGCGACACATCAGCCACCCCGAGCCGCTGCCGGCCTGCGCCGCCGGTCACAGCGCGCGCCACATCCACGACCTGCGCAGCATCGCCGCCGGCGGCGGCCACTTCGTCGAGTGCCGGTGCCGGCATACCCGGAAGCATGCCGAGCCGGACGCCGCGCTCGCGGAATGGAGGCAGGTCAACCGCCCCGCGCGCGCGCGCCGGACGCCTGAGCCGGCCATCGTCGACAACGTGGTGCAGATGCGGCTGCCCGGCCTGGCCGCTGGCAACGCAGCGTGACCGCCATTTACCGAAACGAATCAGCCGCACGCCGCGGCGAAGGAGACCAGATGACCAGCACCGCCGAACGCCGAGCCGCCCCCAACCTGCTGCGCCTGAAAGACGTCATCACCAAGACCGGGCTGTCCAAGAACACCATCTACGACCGGATCCGGAAAAAGGAGTTTCCTGCGCAAATCGACCTCGGGGGCAACTGCGTCGCCTGGTCGGAGGACGAGATCGACAGATGGATTCAGGCGAAAATGGATGCCCGTCAGGTCAATGAGGACGGTTTGCCGAAAGCCGCATGAAGCGGGGGCATATGTGGGGGCATCCGCCATCTAAGGGGTGGCCCCGCCCTACTGGCACAATGGTCTACAGGCTAACCGGGATTCCCCTTGGCTCCACCACTATTCAAGACAACGCCCCGGAAACCAGGTTTCCGGGGCGTTGTTGTTTCTGCAGGTTGCGCGGGTTGCTTACGCGCCCTCGGGATTGTCCTTGCGCTCCGGCCGGCGCGTGC